TGAGGTCTTTGGTCAAGCTGTTGATACAGCTTTGGCTGATCTTAAAGGCGGCACAACAGGTCAAATTTTATCAAAAACTACAAACACCGACATGGATTTTACATGGATTGCAAATGATCAAGGTGACATAACTGGCATCACAGCTGGAACAGGTATTACAGTCACATCGCCAACTGGGCCAGTGCCAACAGTTTCAATCAACACAGCCGTTACAGCTGATTTAACAACAGCGCAGACTTTGACTAATAAAACACTAACATCGCCAGTATTAACAACACCAAGCATTTCAAATATCAATGCCAAAGGTGATGTTTTAATTGGAAGTGCCGATAATACTTTGGCAATTATTTCGGTTGGCAATAATGGAGAAAGCCTACTTGCAGATTCTACGGCTACAAATGGTATTCGTTATCAAGGTTCAATTACGGCTGGCAAGAATTTTATTATCAATGGAGGATTTGACGTCTGGCAACGAGGTACATCTTTCAGCGTTTCGGCTTTCAACTTTCCTTATACAGCAGATCGTTGGACTACATTTAATGGCGCAGCTTGCACAATTAGCCAAGAAACTTCAACAGTGCCGACTGGTGCAAATTATGCTTTAAAGGTAACTGGTGGAGCAACAACGGCTGCTTATGAAGTTTTTCAAGGTATCGAATCACTAAATGCAATCCGCTTAGCCAATAAAGCCGTTGTCGCAACGATTCTTGCAACTGGAACGAGTGCAATAACTCATTCACTGACTATCGAATACTCAACAAGCGTTGATCCAAATGCTGCAACAGGTACTTGGACTGGAGTAGGAACAGCAGGAACAGCCACAGTAACGTCTGGAACATTTAGCACAATAAAAGCAACGGCCACAATTCCAAGCACCGCAAAATCTATTCGTATTAAAGTCACAACTGGTTCATTAACATCTGGGCAAACTGCAATCTTTGGCAATGCGCAACTTGAACTGGGTACGGTCGGAACAGAATTCTCACGCGCTGGAGCGACAATTGCTGGCGAATTGGCGTTGTGCCAAAGGTATTATTTCCGCAACAGCGGTGCGGCCACAAATGACATGATTTTAGGTTTTTGCGGAGTCTCAGGAACTACAACTGCTCCTGTTTATATTTTTCAACCACCAGTTACAATGCGGGTCGCACCGACGGCAATTGATTCGGCTAACCTACAGGCCATCGATCAAGCGACAGGTTATGCTTTGACTTCTCTTACACTTGGTGCAGGCAACCAAGCAAATGTTATTCGTCTTGTTGGCGTTGTTTCTGCCTGTGTTGCCTTTAGACCTTTAGCAATTAACGCGTCAGCAAATAATGCTTTCCTCGGACTAAGTGCGGAGTTGTAAAAATGGACAATGTAAGTTTTATAAAAGTCACGCAACCAATGACAGGTGAAATCTTGGAACACGCAATTATTGATCGAGGTAATGGTGAATTTACTTCAATGCTGAAATCAACCTATGAAGCGCAACAAGCGGAACAATCCAAATCAATGATTTCGGCTGATGAGTAGTTTTCCACAAGGCACATTGCCTCGCTTGATTCAGGTTGCGTTGGCCGAAGTCGGCACAGCTGAAACCGGGAACAATGAGACAAAATATGGCAAGCACATGAAGGCCGACAAGCTGCCGTGGTGTGGATCATTCATCAATTGGTGCGCTGATCAAGCTGGAGTGGATGTGCCAAATGTGGTCAGCACTCGCGCCGGAGCTGATGCTTTTAGGAAAATGAAGCGATGGCACAGCGATCCAAAGATTGGTGATCTTGTTTTCTTTGATTTCATCATTGATGATAAAACAACCATCAATCACATTGGCTTGGTAATCCGGGTTTCAGACAAACAGATTGTGACCATTGAAGGCAACACCGGCGATAGCGATCAACGCAATGGCGGCGAAGTCATGGTCAAATCACGAGCTTTGGGAGCAAGGTCATTTGTAGTCGGTTACGGCCGACCAACTTATGGCGCGTTTTCCGGTGATTTGCCGGATCGACCAAAAGGAGAAAAATAATGGATCAATTCAAAGCTATGGCCGCTTCATGGTTACGCAGCTCAATTGCTGGGGCCTTGGCCGTTTATATGACTGGCAATACCAATCCAAAAGATTTAGCTTTAGGTTTGCTAGCTGGCGTCGTGCCGCTGGCGATGCGCTGGGCTAATCCCAACGATGTAGCTTTCGGCAACAAGAAGTGAGCGTCGGCGAATGGATGGCTGTTGGTGGTTTTGTCATTGCAATACTGACAGCCATTTATTCGTCAATGAGGATCATAATCAAATCAGTAATGAGCGAGCTTTTGCCCAATCATGGTGCGAGTATGAAGGATCAAATCTCGCGCATCGAAGCACGCTTGGATTATCTATACACACAGCTCATTGAAAAAAATAAAGACACGCCGCAATTTAAGCGTGATTCTTGATTTTGTCGGTTGTGCCTGTCACTCTTTATTTGGGAGCGGATTAGCTGTTCCCAGAATCGGGAGCTTTAAAATGAACGAATTATCAATTGTGATCTTTATGATCATCGCCGGGGCTTTGTGGGCTTTGATGGCTTACTCAGTCGGATTTAAACAAGGCAAAAAAGAAGGATTTTTGAAAGGCCGAGCAATTAGCCGCCACGCATCAAATCGGGTGAATTCATGATCCTTGAAAACTATGAATCTGTAGCTGAACGCATTGAGAAGTTTTGGAATCATTATCTTGGCATCGGCCGTATCGACACAGAGCTTGTCTATCAAGACGGCACGCGCTACATCGTCAAAGCTTATGGCTACCGGGAAACAACAGATTTGGTGCCATTTGCCACAGGTTACGCTGAGGAAATTCGAAGCAATGCCAACCGCCATCCAATCGAAAATGCGGAAACCTCGGCCATTGGGCGCATGTTGCACGCAGCCGGTATTTCCAAATTCTCAGATGGTATTGAACGCCCATCATTGGAGGAGATGAGAAGCTATCAAAACAAGCTCTCTGTTGTGCCGCCTATAGCCGAGGCAGAATTAACTGTCAAGGAAAGCCGTGATCCGTGGAGCTTTGGATCAGCTTTAGAATCAACAGAATCGGTCATTGTGGCAGCTGTGCAAGAAGCCAATTCTCCACAATGTAAGCATGGCTTCATGAACCACAAATCAGGTGTTGGCAAGACTGGCAAGGCTTATGAAGGCTTTGTTTGCCCGGAGACTGATAGAAATCAACAATGCAAGCCGGTGTGGTTATGAGTGCATTTGCAGAGGTTATCAATATCAAAACAATGACTGGCATCCTTTTACTTAATGGCGAAATAGTCCAGGAGTATAAAGTTGAGAAATGCGACAAATGTATGAGGATTGAAAAGCTGGACAAATTTGGCTATCAAAAATCTGATCCGGCAATGAACCTAATTTGGTTTTGTGGGCAATGCCGATAATCACACATTTGGATGAAGTGCTGTGCATGGTCACAGCTATTCAACATTGCACCAATCGATCAGCTGATCACCCCATGCGTTTTCAACGCAACCTGTCATGGTTTGAATATGTGGCACAGATGGGCGAATCAATGGCAGCTGAATGGATGGTGGCTCGTACATTGGGCTATGACTACTCACCCGGCATCACATGGGATAAGAGCAAGGCCGACGTGGGCAATAACATTGAGGTCAAATGGTCTCCAAATGTAGATGGCAATTTGTGGATTCAGGATTCAGATCGTCATGATCGCGACATTGCCGTGCTTGTCACAGGTCAGCAAGAGCGCATGAGGATCATTGGCTGGATTCCTGTAGCAATAGCTAAAAAACCGCGCTACCGCAACACGTCACAAAACAATTGGTCGGTTCCTCAAATCAATCTCCAACCTATTGAGACGCTTCAAAGGAGCAATTATGCACATCCTTCTCTTTGATTGCTCAATTTGTTTGAAGCTTTACGGTAAGCCAAAGCAACGCCATGGACTTAAAAAAGGTGCTGAATTAACAGAGCATGAGTGGTTTGCCCAATGCATGAGCTGTGGCACATTTGGCATCAAGATTGTTAATGATGCTCGCATTGCGGAGTTGAGCCAATGAATAAGTTATCCACAGTTATCATCCACAGGCTGTGCGCAACGCCCAACAGTACGCTCAATGTTGCAATGTATTTGCGTGGTTCGATACGCTCCATGCTCGTGGGCGAGCCGCTGTGGCGGATAGCTCGCAAGCGAGGCTTGGTGCTGTTGGCCGCGCTATGTGTTGTTAGCACAACACCGGCTTATGCCACAAAAGATGCAACAACATCGATTGATTCATTGAAGCTTTATGCACATTCAAGGATTGTTTCAGAAATCCAATACAACTGTTTCAATAAGCTAATTACAAAAGAATCTAATTGGAGAGTTCAAGCTATCAATCCAAATGGTAATCATTTCGGATTAGGTCAAATGCGTAATACAAAGTATCGAAACCTCGACGGTTATCGGATGATTGACTGGAGCCTTCGTTATATTGATCACAGGTATCAAGGCTCGAGCTGTAAAGCATTTGCACATTGGCAAAAGCATGGGTGGCATTGATGTCAAGAGCATGGCAAGGTGGATCGACCAGCCGTTGGCGCAAGCTGAGAGAGATGGTTTTGAAACGCGATGGATGCTGCCAGCAATGCGGTCAAACGGAAGGCTCAATGCATATTGATCACGTGATTCCAAAACGATTAAACGGCAGCGATGAATTGTGGAATTTGCGTCAATTAT